AGACAGGCGTTGCCCTCAACTTATTAAAGGTTTTGAAGGTGGCTATGCTTATAAAAGAATGGAAGTGTCTGGTGAAAGATACGCTGATAAACCAGACAAGAATATGTTTTCTCATGTTCACGATGCTGCTCAATATCTTTTTCTTGGTGCTGGTGAAGGAAGGGCCTTGATGAATAACCAAAAGCCTATGCAGCCTGTCGTTGCCAAAAGAAGTTTTGACTTGTTTTCCAGACCTAAGAAAAAAAGAGCTTTTCAATTTGTGCGTTGATTTTATTTTAACTTTGTGACTAGGAAGAGAAAAGGAGATTTATTATGTGTTTTGGTGGTGGAGGCGGTGGCCCAACTCAAGTAGAAGAAACGGCTGCTGCTGATGATAGAATAGCGGCAGAAGATGCTGAAAGAAAAGAAGTTGATGAAAGAGCTAAGCGAAAGCGTAAAGATATATCTGCTGCATTAGAATCAAGTGTTGCAGATGCTGGAGCTAGAGGTGGAGCAAGCAGAAGATCTTTGTTTAGAGCCACTCAACAATCGGGTGCTTCTGGCGGTGCTTCTGGATACTTAGGTCGGTTTGGTAGATAATGGATAATATAGCAAAGCATTTTATAGAAAAGTATCGAAAGGCAAAATCTTTTCGTGAACAATGGGTTTCGCTTTTTGAGGAATGCTATGAGTATGCTTTGCCTCAAAGGGAATCTTTTTACTATGAAGAACACGGTCAGCGTAGAGATGAAAAAATATTTGATGAGACTGCTGTAGTAGGTACGCAAGAGTTTGCAAGTAGATTACAATCTGGGATAGTCCCAAACTTTGCTCGATGGGCAGATTTTGTTGCTGGCAGTGAGGTGGATCCGCAAGAGCGAGAAGATGTTGATAATCAATTAGATGAAGTCACGAACTATGTGTTCGAAGTCTTGCAGAACTCTAATTTTAGCCAAGAGGTTCATGAATCTTTTATGGACTTGGCTGTTGGTACTGGCGTTCTATGCGTTGAAGAAGGCGACTCATTAAATCCAATTAACTTCTCTGCAATACCACTTCCTCATGTTGTTTTGGATACTGGCCCTGATGATAGAATTGATCATGTTTATAGAGAAAGAAAAAAAGTTAAGTTTGATCATTTACCCTTAATGTTTCCTAATTCTACATTTGATTCTAAAGTTACTTCACAGATGGGATCAAATAGAGAAACTACAGTTCTTGAGCTTGTATGCAGAAATTATACTAAGCCAAATGTCGAAGCGTACTATCATTACGCAATATGTTTAAGTACTGAAACAATATTACACTCTAAAGAAATGAGCGGCGTTGGTTCTAATCCTTTTATTTGCTTTCGTTGGTCTAAGTGCGCTGGTGAGGTTTATGGACGAGGGCCACTAATTAATGCGTTAAGTTCTATAAAAACAACCAATCTTACTATCCAATTAATACTTGAGAACGCACAGATGTCGATCTCTGGTATTTATCAAATGGAAGATGATGGGGTAATAAACCCTGATACAATCAATCTCGTTCCAGGGACTATAATTCCTAAAGCTATGGGTTCTGCTGGATTGCAACCTATACAAGCTGCTGGTCGTTTTGATGTTGCCCAACTTGTTCTTGGTGATCTTAGATTAAATATTAAAAAAGCTCTGTATAATGATATGCTAGGAAATCCTGATAGAACTCCAGCAACAGCTACAGAAATAGCTGAGCGTATGGCTGATTTATCTAGGAGAATGGGCGCGTCTTTTGGAAGATTGCAAGCAGAGCTTGTTCAACCGCTTCTTCAACGTGTGGTTTATATTCTTAAAAAACAAGGGCGCATTGATATACCAACAGTTAATGGCAGAGAGATTAAAGTTAGGTCTGTTTCTCCATTAGCGCAGGCGCAAGCTAATCAGGATATTTCTGTAGTATCACGCTTTCTTGAGATGATTGGTAATGGTTTTGGCCCAGAGATGTTGCAGCTTTTAATTGATGGCGAAGAAACTGCTATTTACTTGGCTAAAAAGTTTGGTGTTCCAGAAAGCTTGATTCGAGATGAAGAACAGCGTAAACAAATTGCGGAAGCCGCGCAGCAGTTAGCGCAACAACAGGCAATGCAGCAGGGAATGATGCCAGTTGAACAACAAGGTTAATATTGGGATAGATGGTATTCATCGTAAATCTGAACGTGATGTTGAGATTAGCAAAAATATTGCTCAGATATTTTCTACACCAACAGGGCAAGAAGTTTTAAAATACTTTAGATCTATTACTATAGAAATGGTTAATGGGCCTAACGTTTCTACAGAAGAGCTTCGGCACATTGAAGGGCAGAGATACCTTGTAGGTTTGATCGAGCAACGCATTGCACACGCAAATAGGAGTAAACAATGAGTGAAGAAGATGCAGCAGTTGAAGTAGCAGCCGAAGATGGTCGTGACTTTGTAACACAAGAAGATGTCGAAAAGGTTGAGCAAACATCTGAAAGACCTGACTGGTTGCCAGAAAAATACAAAACTGGTGAAGATCTAGCTAAAGCTTACAAAGAACTTGAATCTAAGCTTGGCGCTAAAGATGGGGACCTTAGAGACAAACTTATAGAAGAAATACAGGCTGAAGCTTTTGCTGATAGGCCAGAAACTTCTGGCGATTATCAGCTTCCAGATATTATCAATCAGGAAGAAGCCGTTGATAACGAACTTCTTAAGTGGTGGTCTGAGCATTCTTTTAATAATGGTTTTTCTCAGGAAGAGTTTGAGGAAGGTATTAATATATACTCTCAGTCAATTCTTGGAAACGAGCCTAGTTATGAAGAGGAAGTATCAAAACTTGGCGATAATGCTGATGCTAGAATAGAAGCTGCATCATTATTTGCTAATAAGTTTTTTCCCGAATCATCACTGCCAGCTATAGAAAAAATGTGTGAAAGTCATGAGGGTATTATTGCTCTTGAAGCTATTATGCAAAATACAAAAGACGGCTCGTTTTCTGGTAATACAGCATCTGCGTCTGAGGTTAATGAGGCTGATTTAAGAAAAATGATGGACGACCCAAGATACTGGAAAGATCGTGACCCACACATACACAAGCAAGTCTCTGAAGGATTCAAGAGAATTTATAGAAGTTAAAATTTTACAGAGGGGTGAGTATTATCTTACCCCTTTTACTTCAGATCATATTGATGAAGTCATTAAAGGTCTAAGTAAAGAGAATGTTAAAGAGCTTATTTTATTAGGATATACTAATGTTCAAGAAGCTCTTATTGATATGCTTGAAAAATCTGAGTGTTATTTATGCAGAAAAAATGATGAAAGCTTTATTATGATTGGAGGCCTTTGGTTTGATGATGATCAAGAGTGGCCTCAAATGTTTGCAATGTTTTCTGACAAAATCAAACAAAATTTTAAGGCTATGGCTAGAGGGTCTGTAATGTTCGTTAATTACTTTGACCAGTATTATGGTGGCTTATCTATGACAGTTCTTAAAGAATATGACTTTATTATTGATTGGGCATCATGGTTAGGGTTTGAGGCTGTTGGCATAATATCTAACAATGAAATTGAATATGTTGATTTTGTGCGTTGCAATCCAAATCAAAAAGATGTTTATGATGGCACATTGCAGCCCGCAATACACTAAAGGCCCGATAGGATACCCTTACTGACGTGATAAAGCGGACACCTGTTAGTAAACCGTAACTTCAATAAGGAACTAATAAATGGCTAATACAATAGACCAAGCCTTTATCAAGCAGTTCGAAACAGAAGTTCACATGGCATATCAGCGTATGGGTTCTAAGCTACGGAACACAGTGCGGACTGCTAATGTAACTGGATCGACTGTTAGATTTCAAAAGATTGGTACTGCGGAAGCAACTACTAAATCTCGTAATGGTAATGTAACTCCTATGGATCTTGCACATACCAATGTAGAAGCAACTATGGCTGACTTCTACGCTGCTGAGTACATCGATAAGTTAGATGAACTCAAAACCAACATCAATGAGCGTCAAGCTGTAGCCCAATCTGCTGCTGCTGCTCTAGGTCGCAAGACTGATAGCTTACTAATTACAGCTATGGATGCTGGTGCTAACTCAACTCAAATCCACGATACAAGTTCTGCTGTTGAAAAAGCAGATCTATTATCTGTATTTGAAACATTTGGAACAGCTAATCTTCCTGAGGATGGACAGCGTTATATCGCTATGCACCCAAAAGGTTTTGCTGATCTGTTCTTAATTACAGAGTTTGCATCATCTGATTTTGTTGGTGATCAAAACTTACCTTATGCTGGTGGTATGACAATGAAAGAGTTCTTAGGCTTTAAGATCTTTTCAACATCTGCTGTCGCTGCTGGTAAGAGTATGTGCTATCACACAACTGCTGTTGGCTTGGGTGTCAATTCTGATGTTCAAACTGAAGTCAACTACGTTGCTGAGAAAGTATCTCACCTTGCAACATCTATGATGTCTATGGGCGCTGTTGTTATTGATGACAATGGTATCTATGAACTATTAGACAATAACTAGGAGGGTTAGAAAATGGCTTATAGTGCAACTGGACTAACTCGTGTTGGTGGTGACTCAAATGGAAGTTTATGGATGTATCGTTCAGCCGATGCCATTGCTACTGTTAGAGCATCAGGTTATTTTAACAGTGCAGCAAATATGCTAGGGGTTCGTGATGTAATCATAGTTAATGATACAAACACACCAACTGCTAATTTGTGTCTTGTTTTATCTAACTCTGGTACTGTTGTTGATTGTTCCGATGGGACAGCAATAGCAGAAACCGACACTGACTAAGGGGTGGGGGCTTCGGCCCCCAACTTTCTATGCCTGATTTTGCAAACACAGCAATAAAAATTTGCTCCAGAGCGTCAATATTAATTGGTGGTAGTCCTATTCAATCTTTTACAGATGGGACTACAGAATCCGATGTAGCTGATGCGGTATATGAGGATATTGTTAGAGCCTCTTTAACAAGTAGCCGTTGGCGTTTTGCAAGCAAACAGTTTCAGTTAAACAAAGTAGATTCAACGCCAATAGGAAGGTGGGATTCTATATATCAATTGCCGTCTGACTCATTAATGATTAATGCGGTTACTGTTAATGATTCACCTATAGAATACAATATATATGAAGATAAGGTATTTAATAATGCAAATGCTACTGATGAAGTAATTGCAGATTATATTTATCGAGCAAGTGAATCTAGCTGGGCACCTTATTTTACTCTTGGTGTTCAGTTCTCAGTTGCTTCTGTGTTTGCAATCTC